CTGTGCTGTTAGTCGCACTGCTGGCGGCACTGGCTTTCACCGGCTGGCTGCTTTCAGGAGCTAAGGCTGATTTGGGCGATGCGCAGCGCATCATCGGCACCCTGTCGGCGGGCATTGAGAGCCGGGATAAAGCTATCACGCGGCTGAATGCCGAAGCGCGTGACGGCCAGAAACGAGAGGCGGCGCTGCGCCTGCTTCAGGGGCGGGCCAGTACCAGCGCGCTAAATCGTGAGCTAAACATCCAGAGGGAAACCGATGCTAACCCGACATTACGCGGCTGGTCTGCTGCTGCTTTGCCTAACGACGTTATCCGGCTGCACAGTCGCCCCGCCTTTGCCAGCGCCAGAGATTATCTGGATTGGCTGTCCACGCGTGACAAGCTGCCCGTTCCCGTCAAACAGCCTGCTGACCCAGGGCGATCTGGCGGCTGACAACCGGCAGTTAGAGGCTGCGCTCGCGTCGTGCGGGCTGCAGGTGGAAATCATCAAAGAATGCCAGGAGCAGCACGATGCTGAAACCGAAGCAACTCCGCGAAGTGCTGACAAAGTGCGTGCCACTGCTGCAGCGAAACCCTGACAGCCTGAATATGTTTATTGATAACGGGCGCATGGTTTCCACGCTCGCCAGTTCGCTGTCGTTTGAATATCAGTATCAGCTTAACCTGGTGGTAACCGACTATGACGGCGATCTGGATTTGCTGGTTGTGCCGGTGCTGGCCTGGCTGCGTGAGAACCAGCCCGACATCATGGCAACCGAAGAAAAGCGCCGCAGCGGGTTCACGTTTAATGCTGATGTCATCAGCGATACGCTCATTGATGTCAGCATGAACCTGCAGCTTACTGAGCGCGTTATCGTTAAAGACGAGGGCGGCGCGCTGCATGTAAATCACATTGGCGAGCCGCCATTGCCGGAAAATAATTCCCGTCCGACACAGCTTTACGTTCATGGTGAGCTAGTGAGCGAGTGGCAGCGATGAACCCACTTGAACCCCTTGAAACCCGGCTTGCTGCGCTGATTGCTAATCTGTCCCCGGCAGCACGTAAGCAGATGGCGTCAGGCATTGCCCGAAAGCTGCGCGCCAGCCAGCAGCGGAATATCAAAAGCCAGAAAGCCCCGGACGGCACGCCGTTTAAGCCACGAAAGGCACAGCCGCTGCGGGGCAAAAAGGGACGCATCAAACGGGAAATGTTCGCCAAACTCCGTACGGCAAAATACATGAAAGCGAAAGGCACTGGTGACGACGCATTGGTGGAATTTATCGGGCGCGTGCAGCGCACGGTCAGGGTGCATCATTACGGGCTGCGTGATCGAGCAGCACGGGGCGGCAAAGAGGTCCAGTATGATGCACGCCCGTTGTTAGGTTTTAATAGTGAAGAATTTAAGATGATCGAGAAGAGCATAATTTCATTTTTAGAGTTTTGAAGTAAGATACCACCTTGTTGATATGCTCATTTTCTGGAGGCTCTTTCGCAAGCTTAGTCTTGAGATAAATTTCAATCGGTTCTAAGGATGATGAAAAATCATTCCTGAACTTATCATCATCTTCAGAAAGATTGTCATAAAGGATTTCCGATTTAAAATTTGCTCGCTCGAAATTTTTATTTCCATCTTCAATATTAGGATCACTTAACACTAAGTGATATTTGATATTCAAAAACAGCAACCGCTCATAGTTAAATAAAGTACTTAACAAACCTTTTAATTCGTCACCCCATAAAGCCTGTGATTCAATCACAGTGGTATATAAGTTAGCACGCTCAATTGTAACCTTATCATATCGAGAATTATATGCCTCGACCAATCCATAGTATCGAATTTGAGGGGCAGACATGTCAGCCCTTTTATCTTCAGGTGGTAACGGCATTTCATAAGAAAAGATCGCGGGATTTCTGACTCGATTTAAAGTATCTCTGTATTTAAACAAGTTAATTAATATATCTTTAGCAAGATTATAGTCTGCCTGCCCATGTAATTGCCTCCTCCATGTGCTCAGCCCTTGAACTGCCACTATTGCTCCAGTGATACCAGTTCCAGTTAAAGCTATATCCTTAACAACACCAAAAAACTCTGTGAAAGACATATCTCATTCCTTGTTGATAAAGGTTCTGAAGAAACATCGAAATATACTTTAGTGAATCTTGTTTGTCGTGAAAAATTCTTACTCATAACTCAGTAAGAAGTATGTGATAGCTTCATTTAACCTCAGTCTTCAACATGAAGACATGAATGAACAAATCAGCGACACCCCGCGCCTGCTGCGCAACCTGATCCGCATCGGCACCGTTGCCGCCGTCAATCTTGACGACGGCACCTGTCGCGTGGATACCGGAAACAATACCACCGCCTGGCTGCAGTGGCTGACCGCCCGCGCCGGTAAAACACGCACCTGGAATGCCCCCTCCGTAGGCGAGCAGGTGCTCGTTTTGTGCCTCGGCGGCGAGCTGGATACCGGCTTTATTCTGCCGGGCATCTATTCTGACGACCATCCCGCCCCGTCTGCCTCGGCTGATGCCCTGCACTGGTCATTTCCTGACGGCGCGGTGATCGAATACGAACCCGCCACCGGCGCGCTGACCGCTGCCGGGATGAAAACTGCCACGGTTGAGGCGGCTGATTCCGTTACGGTGAAAACCACGACGGTGCTGATCAATGCCAGTAAAAAAATCACCCTTGATACCCCCCTGGTTGAATGCACCAGTAAGCTCAAAGCGGCCACGTTTGAACTGACCGGGGGCGGATCCATGAAAGGGAATATTACCCACAGCGGCGGCAGCCTCACATCAAACGGTGTTGTGTCACACAGCCACACACACGGCGGCATCGAGCGCGGCGGCAGTAATACGGACGGGCCGAGATGACGGTGGCTAAATACAGCGGGATGAACCGCGACACCGGCACGGCGGCTGATGACATCGAACATATCCGGCAGTCTGTACGCGACATCCTGACAACGCCGGCCGGCACAAGGGTAATGCGGCGGGAATACGGCTCGCTGCTGTCAGCGCTGATTGATATGCCGAACAACGGCGCGCTGCACTTGCAGATCATGTCTGCGTGCTATATGGCGATCCTGAAGTGGGAGCCACGGGTAAAACTCACCGCCATCAGTTTCGACCCGGATTTTAACGGCGGGATGGTGGTTGAGATTACCGGCTCGCGCACGGATTCAAATCAGGATTTTTCACTTAACATCCCTGTGAGTTGAACTATGGCAACCATTGACCTGAGCCAGCTACCCGCGCCTGATGTTGTCGAGGCGCTGGACTATGAAACCCTTCTGGCCGAACGCAAAGCCACACTGATTTCTCTCTATCCGGCAGACCAGCAGGCTGCGATTGCGCGCACGCTGACGCTGGAATCTGAACCCATCGTGAAGCTGCTGCAGGAAAACGCCTATCGCGAAATCATCCTGCGTCAGCGCGTCAACGAAGCCGCCAGGGCAAACATGGTCGCTTTTGCCACAGGCGGTGACCTCGACCAGTTGGGTGTCAACAATGGCGTGCTGCGTCTGACCATCACCCCGGCTGACGACGCGGCGATCCCGCCGGTTGCCGCAGTGATGGAGAGCGACGATGACTTTCGCCTGCGCGTGGCCGGGGCCTTTGAAGGTCTTAGCGTGGCCGGGCCGACGGGTGCGTATGAGTACCACGCGAAAAGTGCCGACGGGCGCGTCGCTGATGCCTCCGCGATCAGCCCGTCCCCTGCAGTCGTCACCGTTACCGTGCTTTCGCGTGAGGGAAACGGTACAGCACCGGCTGACCTGCTGGCCGTGGTCGACGCGGCGCTGAATGATGAGAACGTACGTCCGGTCGCAGACAGGGTAACTGTGCAGTCTGCGGCCATCGTTAATTACCGCGTGGACGCGACGCTGTTTATCTATCCGGGGCCGGAGGCTGAACCCATCCGAGCAGCGGCAGAGGCCCGGCTTGCGGCCTTTGTCTCTGCACAGCGTCGGCTTGGTCGCGACATTCGCCAGTCGGCGCTGTATGCCGCGCTTCACGTTGAGGGCGTGCAGCGGGTGCAACTGAACGCACCGGCGCAGGATGTGGTACTGGATAAAACTCAGGCCGGTTACTGCACCGGCTACACAATCACCTTCGGGGGTTCCGATGAGTGATCGCCTCCTGCCGACAGGTTCGACAGCGCTGGAGGTGGCAGCAGCTGAAGCCTGCGCAGTGATTGAGAAAACCCCCGTACCGCTGCGCAAACTGTGGAGCCCGGCGACCTGCCCGGTGGAGCTGCTGCCCTATCTCGCCTGGGCGTGGTCGGTTGACCGCTGGGATACCAACTGGAGTGAGGCAACCAAGCGCAGCGTGGTTGCGTCATCTGCGGCCCTGCACCGCCACAAGGGCACTCTCGGCGCAGTACGCCGGGTGGTCGAGCCGCTGGGCTACCTGATTACCGTCACTGAATGGTGGCAGACCGGTGACGCGCCGGGCACGTTCAGGCTTGAGATAGGCGTGCTTGAATCGGGCATTGACGAAAAGATGTATCTCGAAATGGAGCGCATGATTGCTGATGCCAGGCCCGTCAGCCGTCACCTTATCGGCCTTACCATCACGCAGGATATTCAGGGCGTGATGTATATCGGCGCTGCGCAATATGACGCAGAGACAATAACAATTTATCCGGGTTAATTATGGCGCAAAAATTCCAGTCAATTGTCACCCTGGCCGGGCAGGTGCGTATCGCAGCTGCTGTTCAGGGGGGCGGTAAAACAGACATTATCACTATGGTTGTGGGGGACGGCAACGGCGCACCAACTACCCCCAACGCGGCGCAGACGCGTCTCGTTAATGAAGTGTGGCGGGTTAAACTCAACTCGCTGAAAGTAGGCGAAAAAAATAAGAACTGGCTAATTGCCGAGGCTATCGCGCCTGCCAGCGTCGGTGGGTTCTGGATGCGTGAGCTGGGTTTACTGGCCTCTGACGGTACGCTGATGGCTGTGTGTAACATGGCAGAAACCTATAAGCCGACGCTTGAGCAGGGATCGGGGCGCACCCAGACGCTGCGCATGGTGTTGAGCGTCACTGATACCAGCGCTGTCACGCTGCTGATTGATGACAGCATTTCCCTTGCGACAGAGGAGTATGTCAATGACCGGCTGGCTGAGCATGAGCAGTCGCGTAACCATCCCGATGCGACGCTGAGTGAGAGGGGGCTTGCCCTCCTCAGCAGCACCATCAGCGAAGATGAAACCCGCGCCGCCACGCCAAAAGCAGTAAAGGCCGCGAACGATAATGCCAATGGCCGCGTGCCTGCCTCACGCAAAGTAAACGGGCTGGCCCTGACGTCGGATATCAACCTCGGGGCG